GATTCTACTGAAGATTTATCTTTGGGAAAGTTTTTAGCTAGACCCACGCTCATAAATTCTTACACCTGGACCACTGCACAATCACAGGGTCCAGCTCAAACAATTCAACCGTGGTATTTATTCTTAAATTCTGCGGCTATCAAAAAGAAAATTGATAATTTTGCTTTTATTCGTGGTAAGTTACATATCAAAATTATTTTAAATGGTACTCCATTTATTTATGGTTTGATGAATGTATCTTATAACCCATTGCTGGGTTCTATGGCTAGTAAAATCAATGTGAAATCAGGATCTGGTAATTTGGCTACTATGATTCCTTTATCACAGATGCCCCATATTTATTTGCAACCTCAAGAGAGTGCTGGTGGTGATATGGAATTACCTTTTCTTTATAATCGAAATTGGTTGCCTTTGACAGCTTCTGATACTCAAAATTTCGGATCATTAATTTATTACATTTTTGATGGTTTAGATACAGCAATATCTTCAACAACAACAAATGTAACTATTAAAACTTATGCTTGGATGTCTGATGTGGAACTTATGGGTTCCACGGCAGCATTAGCTTTGCAAAGTCAGGAGCAAGACGATGAATATGGGAATGGTCCTATTTCAGCTCCTGCAACAGCTCTTGCTTCTACAGCATCAATGCTATCAACTGTTCCAGTTATTGGTAAATTTGCACGAGCTACCGAGATTGGTGCTAGCGCTGTATCATCAATTGCACAGATGTTTGGTTTTACTAATGTTCCAACTATTGATAATGTTACTGCTTATCAACCTGCTAATGCGCCTCATTTAAGCACTGCGCACATTGGTACTAGTGTTCAAAAGTTGACGTTGGATCCTAAACAAGAATTGTCTATTGATCCTTCTATTCATGGATTGGGTGGTGCCGATGAACTGTCTATCGCTCATTTTAAAAAGCGAGAAAGTTTATACGGTTCTTTCCTTTGGTCCACATCTGACACTGTTGGTAAACTTTTGTTTACTGCAAGAGTTTCACCATCCCTTCTTTATGTGGAAGATGTGTTGAATGGTTCTGCAGTTGTTGTTGGTAAGCAATTATCAATGACCCCTGTAGCCTACCTATCAACAATTTTTCAAAATTGGAGAGGTGATTTGGTTTTTAGATTTAAATTTGTCACAACTAAGTATCACAAGGGTCGTCTTAAAATTGTGTATGATCCTTTTTCAACTAGCAGTTCAACTACCGAGCCTGCTGAAAATACAGTTTATACACATATTATGGATATTGGCGAAAAAGATGATTTTGATATGGTTATTCCTTATCATCAGCCAACTGCTTGGTGTAATAGTGATGATAGTTCCAATGCAAATTGGGGTACTATTGCTGGTTCTGCAACCCACCAATCAACAGTGTCAAATGGCACTATTTCTATTTATGTCCATACTGCTTTAACAGCACCAACTTCATCCAACATTAATACTTTTGCATTTATCAGGGGTGGTGATACTCTTGAATATGCTAATCCAGAAGGCTCTATTCAGATTGGGGGTAAAACTCCATCTTTTTTCCCTCTTCAGAGTGAAGAAAAGACTGATTTACTGCCTGATGCTGTAGTTATGGGTGCTCCCACTGCTTTATCACCTGATAGATATCATATGAATTTTGGTGAGAATATTGCCTCATTGCGAACACTTCTGAGACGTTATTCTTTACAAGATCGTGCAATGCATCCACCAAATCTTGTTAATTCTTTCCAATATGGATATGTAGAAATTGTTAAAGAATTCAAACGTATGCCTTTTATTCCAGGTTATTATCCTCTTGGTACGTATAATGGTTTATCTTCTGCATCAAAGGTTGTGGCTGCCACTGGGACTGCAAATTATTCTTACACTTGGATGCATCCGTTGCCATATATAACTTCTTGTTTTGTTGGTTATAGAGGTTCTGTAAATTTTACAGTAACTCCTTCAGCAATTAACGAGAGCGATTGTGTGTATGTTCAACGTATGACAAAAATTTCAACAGCACCCAATCGAATTTATGGAACAGTTAATGCCATTGTTACTTCAGTATCTGCTTCTACCGCATCAAAAATAATCAATCAGGATTCTAACAATACTTATCAAACAAATGGCACTGGTGGCACAGCGCTCACCTCTTTGCGTACAAATGGTTCTATCCAATTTGCATTACCAGATGTTAATTTATTTAATTTTGCCTTTGCTGATTATAATAATTATTACAATGGTTTTGGGCCAGATGGTACGGACTACAATACAGCAGCACTTATTATACCGCGTGCGATGGATGCTTCAACAATTAATTCACCATTTAATGGCGTTGTCATCACTACTCATGCTGCTGCAGGAACAGATTTTACTTGTTTGTTCTTTTTGTGCATTCCCACTATCACTGTTGTGACTGTGCCTGCCGCTCCTGTATAATTTATATTTATATA